TTACAATAACACTTCAATCCATTCACTACTACGCACATCCCTATAAGTATCTGTTGTTTGAGATGACTTATGACCTAGGATTTTTTGCGAGAATTCTTTTCCTTTTTCCTTCTCATAAAGCCTTGCTGATAGACTACGTATTTCATGGAATGATGGTGGGTCTATTCCCTCCCATGTGATATCAGCTAAAGCCCTTGCTTTGGTAAATCTACTTGAAATTGTCTTATCTGCAAAGGTTTCACCTTTTTCAGATGAAATTATCGTCTCACCTTTGATTGCTCGATTTCCGCAGCGCGAAATTATATCACGCAAAGATAATGAAAGTGTATCTATGCGTACATCCAACGGAATCATTAGTTTCATACCGGTTTTTTCTTGCTCGATGAACAACTTATCTTCCTTGATATCCTCCCATTTCATTTTTCTGATATCGCCAGCACGTTGGCCCGTAACTATAGCTAAATCCATGCTATCAACAACCCATGATGGCATGTTTTTAGCCGCCTGTTTAATTTTGAGAAAATTCTCAAGTGATAATCTTGATCGTTTCACTTCCACTTTTGGATTTTTGGTAGCATCTACTGGATTAAGATTGATATATCCTTCAGCTATTGCCTCTCTAAAAAAGTCAGCAAGAAATGATCGCATAAGTCTGGCTGATGCCGCTTTATCATTGTTTGTATAGTCATTTAAAAGTGTTGCAATATCTTTTGTTTTAATATCAACAATTAATCTATTTGAAAAAATATCATTAATAACTGAAAGTCTACGATTGCATGCAATCATAGTCTTTTCTTTTAATCCTTTTTTATTTAAGGAAATAGTGTAAATTTTAATCCATTCTGCAACTGTAATTGAATTATTATTGTTTATCCTATCAACCAATCTTGATGAAATATTACCATCCATAAATTGAATGTTTGCTTCAATTGCTTGATTAATTGCATTTCGCTTATCTCTTCCTAGTCCAAATTCTTTTTTTGTTTCAGGGTGTCGATAACTATAATAACCGTCATTTCTTACATATAAGTTAGGAGGTAAATCTCTATTTTTATATGTTCGTTTTCTAGCGGCCATCTTTTATCCTTTTAACTAAACTATTTGCAATGCCAGTTTTTCTATTAAATGTTATGGGGTCTATATATGAGGCATTCATATCAACTTCATAATCTCGGCCTATTTTTTCAGGAGGTGGGTATATTTTACCATCTTCAACCCATCGATAAATTGTTCTCATTGATTTAGGGCGATTTAAACTATCATTCCATTCCTTCAGGCTGATTTTTTTCATAAGAAACCTTTCTGTCACTATTAACATTATGAACTATCACATTGAATTGTAACCATTTTGGATAGGTGTTTTTTAGCATGGGATTAGCAATGATTGAATATTTATTTAATAGCTCCCTATATGTTAATTTGTTATTTTTATTATTAAATTCATCTAGTAATTTGTTTGCTAGCGCTCTTAATGTGTTTTGTTTCTCTTCTGGTGTCACATAATCACCTAATTATATTAAAGGCTAGGATTTTCATAGCGTCAATACAGGTACTTTCATACTCGCATCTATCAAATAACTTAACACCTTCGAATTTATATCAAATCTTATATTGATATTTTATTATTATAACGTTCGTGGCTCATAACCTCCCAACTGATACCATTATTTTTTGATAAAATCCTCCATCTTATGTTTATTCTTAATGTTAGGTAATTATAACGATATGTTTTATTTGCTTTGATTTTATTTTTCTTGAAATCAATAATTATTTTCCTTGCCCTATCATTGATTTCTTTTGGAATCTTGATTGATTTTTTACTCATAACACCTCAATTTTTATTTGCTGCTTTCCTTCGAGATTTTCTTTTTCGACATGTTCCATCACAAACTGTCTGATTGCTCTTTTTCTTTGTATACCACTCAAGGCATTCAGGACATAGATATTGAATTGAGCCACAACATGGACAGCGACGCATATTGATTTTGTCACGCATAACCATGACATTTTCCTATTTCTATTGTTGGTTGTTTATACAGTGTAAATACTATGTTTGAGTCTAACCACTCAATTGTAAGGATGTTGTATATGGAATACGAAAAAGAAACAGATGGCACGATAAAGCGTCTATCTACACAACAAGAGGCAAAGATTATGACTGAAGGACAAGGCATTAATATTGAACATCACGATCATGATTATCACCCAAAACACCATGATGGTTATGGCTACGGTGGTGGAATGGGCGTGGGTTGGGGCATTCTTGGATTTATCGCCTTCATTGTGATTATTGCTTGGATTTGGGGCATTGGTCGTCGCAATGAAGAACATCACGAACGCCTGTCTGATAAGCATCATGATGGCATTCGCTGTATGGATAAACTCGGTTATGAGTTGGGCTATACACGCGATCAATTGAATCATATTGAACAGCGTGAAGTTGCTATTTTGGCGAAACAAGATAAAGCCTATGACCGCATGTGCTACGAAAATGAAACAATGCTCCGTTTCGGCACACCATATGGCGAACACACTCAACGTTTATGTACTGCTCCACCTGCTCATTGCGGTGAACATCGCGGGAATCGTCATGGTGGGGTGATCAATGGCTCTCAACTGTCTGATACTAACACTTTTGCATATGACCATAGTGTTCTTTAAGGGGGCTAACAATGGCTATTAATATCAATCACGAATCTGTACAGCGTGATAACAATGATGACTTCTCTCCACATGGTCACAGCAACCGTGGTCGTGATGGTCATGATCGCAATGGTCGTGGCCATAACGGTGGGCGCGGTGATTATGATGAAAATTTTGGCAACGATAACGTTGTTGATAACCACAACCGAAACGACCATAACCGCAAAGATCACTTCATTGAAGAAGGTCAGAATGATAACCGTCGCGACGGGTCTCGTCATTGTGACAGCGATCGCGGACGTCGCTTTGATGGCGGTGAGGGTCATTGCTGCCCAAAAATTAAAGCCCCAGTAGTTCCGGCTCCGGTTGTAGCAGTTGCAGGCGGAACGACTACTATTGGGGCTTTTGAAGACCGTGTTGTCATTCAAGTCCTCAATAACGCTGCTGTTTTGGCAACTTATAATCTTGTGTTGCAACCTCTACAGGCTTGTGATGAAGGCTATATTGTGGTTGAAACTGCAAAAGGTATTACTTTGCTGAATGTCACCGGAGCTAGCAACGTGTCTCCTAGCTCTCTGACTACAGACGGTAGCCACCTTGTTCTGAAATGGAACGGTTGCGTGTGGGTTCAAGTGTAATGCTTACAAAGGGGCTTTTATGGCCCCTTTTCTTAGATTCCATAGTTTGTATCAGAATTTACAATTTTTATAATATTGTAAAAGAGGATTACCCAATGCTTATGTTAACAATTTCAGGATTGAAGCAAGCCCTTAACTTCATTCAAAGCAACAGTAAAAATATTAAATATAATGAACGCGGCTCAAGACAAGGGATGATTATGGTTCCTGAAGGTTTATCAGAAGATGAACAATATCATTTACGGCTTGTTCAAAAGATGGAACCTAAACTTATTAATCCATTATCTGAAGGTTTAACAGTGCTTTCTTTGGCTGGACAAGAGCTTTTAGATATTCTTAGCGATGACGCCTATATTGTACTACTAACTGATAAATTAAAATCACTTGGCTATACTGCACCATCCGATCGCCAAATATTCCGCTTGCTGCAAGAAAGAATGAATGTGCTACCGATTGCAGATGCAAATCCTGCAATGTCACTTCATGAAGTATTTGGCGCTTTCTTCGATGCTGCAATGAATGCTCAAACCAAATCCAAGCCAGTGCTTGAACAGGCCAAAGAACAACCTGTAGAAATTGCACCGATTATTGATCCATTACCTCAGTCACAATCTGAAATTACTGAAGAACCTAAAACCACTCAAAATGCAGCGGAGTTGATCCGTCAGGCCAAGACCAAGAAAGAGAAAGTAGGGGTGTGATATGTCAACATCTCCAAACTTGCAATTAATACAAGCGGCACAGCGTGGCGACGCGCTGTCTTTCGATAATTGGGAATTGAACCCTGGAGTTATCGAAATGCGTAAAATATTACGCGAAACACAGCCAAATACTGGCGGAAGAATGGCTAGAGCACAAATGGCATTCGTACCAATTAAAGTTCTATGGGAACAAATGGACAAAGGAATGAATAATCCATTTTTAAAACCATTTATACCAAAGAATTCAAAGCTGACAATAGAAACTATATCAAATCGAATGAATACAATGTTCCGGCGAATGAGGACGGATAAAGAGTATGCAGCATTAGCCTACAATATATTCCCCATTTTAGCTGATCGCTATGGCGCAGGTATGCAATCGAATGGTAAACCTCGGCTATCTTTCATTCGCATGATTGATGACCCGCTAGCAAAAAGGCTAATTTAATGAATGAGCTTGATGGAATTATTAAATTTATTCAGTCGCCATTAGGTAAAATGCTGACTAATGCAAGCAAAGATATAGTTATGAATCATATTATTCCTTATGTAAAAAACAATGCCATGCGGCCCGTTGATATGTCAGAAGGGGAACAAGAACGACGAGCAAAGGAAGAATTCGCCACTGTTGACGCTTTTGATTTAAAAGGTGAAAAAGTTGATGAAAACAATGGAAAAAAAACAGGTTAACATTCCATCATCACCAGGGAAACCGCCCGATGATGATGATGATGAAGTTATTCCCCCAGGATTTGACTTCATCAATTGAAAATTTTGGCCCATTTACGGGCCTTTTTTTATAAGGGGTTATCAAATATTGATTTATCAACATCGCCAGTTGCGATCCCTAATCTTTCATTAAACTCTGAAAGAATATGTCTAACTCTGTTAGTGTCTCGCCTTAATAGCCTAATCCCATCACTATCAATAAAATCTTTTTCTTTAACATCAATTATTTCTTTCTTACTCCCGTCATAAATAACTAACCATCTACCTATACCTGGAATTATTATTCTATTCATGTTTTTAAATTCAATATGACGCAATATAAATTCATAACAATTCCTTTTATAAAGAAATAATTTGTTACTCACAGAAACAGACAGTTCATCCTTGTTAATGTTAAAAAGCCAACCATTTAAATATGTAGCCAAAAGGAACACATCACCATTAAGAGTCAGAGAAGAATCTTTTAAAATTTCATCACTAATAATATGATTTATTTGAGCATCTGAATTCAAACCAATATTTTTACAAATTTGACTCACTACTACATAGAAATTATTTTCAAATAGTTTAATTTGAAATGACTCACCATGAAAATCAAGTAACATAACATCATTTAAATAATCGTTACATTCTGCTCGAACAGTAAACATAGATCACCATACATAATTTAAAAACCCTCCCATAAAGTATGAGAGGGGACAAGTAGTGCCAGTTTATTTACAAACAATTAACATTTGTACAATAACCGGCAATGAGCAAATTAATTTACAAATAAACATAGGGTTATTAAGAATTGCTCTCTAAATTGAGAGGTTGCTCACGATTTCTATCTCCTTCTTCTACATGATTGTTTTCAGATTCAGTATTATCTTTGCTTTTATCTTCTTTCATATAATCATTAATTATTGCTAAAACCTCGTCATTGTCTCCATCGACTAGCATTAAATAATGATGCCCATCCTGGGTAACTGGCGTCGCACTTGACAACAGTTCAACCAATCTCCGCGCTTTTTTAGCGCTGTATTGTGGCTGTAACTGTGATTTTGTTATTTTCTTTTTCCCAGCTTCCTTAGCAGTGTTTAAAGCTGATTGTGCTTCTTCAATCGCGTTAACGCCGTGTTTACGCACCAACTCCACAGCGTTCGCATAACTAATCGTATTGTCCTTAACCATGACTTTTATTTCATCAGGACATTCAGCCAGATCAAACATTAGTACAATATCAGAAATCGAACGCTTGAATTTTTGTGCAATTTCTTCATTAGTCCAGCCTAGTTTTTTTAACTTCACGAAACCTTTCGCTCGTTCAAGAGCAGTTATATTTTTGCCCTGACTGCTTTTCATCATTAAAACAATTTTATCAGCTTCAGATTCAGGGGCATCAGTACAAGGAAGCCGCAACAAAGCTAACCCGCGATCAATTGCTAGTCCAGCCGCCAAATAACGATGATGTCCATCAATTATTTTTTTTCTGTTATCTGGCATTACTTCTACAACTAAAGGAGGAACATAATCACTATCCTTATAAGCTTGAGCTAATTCTTCTACTTGATTATTGTCAATTTCATCTCTTATGTTATAGCCATCTTCAATATATAATTCACTATATGGGACTAAATAAGCTTTTGTTGTTGTAATCCCACTGCCGGTTTGTTTACGGTTATTATGTTCAGAATAAAGTGAAGCCATTTGCTAACCCCTTAATTGTTTTTGTTCATTTTGTTTTAATTTGATTGTATTCATACAATGTTCTTCACGAATGCTGCACCACGATTTATTAATAGATAGTCGCGCAACTTCACCGGCTTGCTTCCATGTTTTACTTGCTTCTAAATAGTCTCCATTCCTTTCAGCAGTTGCGGCTTGATTAGCTACAGTTCTAAATTTATTCATATTGATTCACAAATCCTTGTTAAATTCCTAGCGCCATTTATTACGTTCGCAATAAATGAAACATGAGTTGTAATAACTTCAATCTGATAACTTTTGTTTTTATAAGTAATATTATAAAAAACATAATTATGCTTATTGCCGTTGCTATGTTTTTTTTCGTGCATATCGATAGCAGCATGAGCCGCAAGAATATGAACAGGCAACGAATCATTCTTTATTATTCGCTTCATGCCTTCACCATTAAATTGTTATTCCTGCCAACTCCCTTACTTTAACTATCAATTCATCTTCTGTTCCGTACTTTTTGATAAATGCTCTCCTATCCTTATGAATGGCAATTTTTCCATTCATTCCATTGCGGTGATGGTCTGGACATAAACCGATTATTCTAAACCATGATGAACGTTGCCCCATTCCCATTCCATCTCTTTCATGATGCGCTTCAGCGGGAGTTTCCAGTAATCCACTATCGATATAACAAGCTATACAACCGAGAGATATAATTTTTTCAACATATTCTTTTTCTGCATTTTTCATAAATCAACCGGTACAAATAATTAAGGCAGGACTTTAGAAATAATCCAATAGGTAACACAGATCAGTTAATTGATATTGATCGGCTATACCGATCAAGCTATCCGGTATTTAACTTTATTGGATATCATTTGATTAATTCACGAGAGGTTAGAGGCTTAATTTGCTGATTTTTATGGGTAAATTAAATATCAATGAATTTTGCATTTCTTTGTTTGTTTCTTTGACATAAATCAATTAGCACTTTTTGTTAAAGTTTCTTCGCTTTTTATCATTAAGAAACAGATCATCGCAGCGCGGAGCGGATTGTATTCATCAGTATCAACATCGAAAGCTATAACCTTACCGTCAACACTGCATACGTTTGCTGATACTTTTCCGAATAAATCAGTTGCAATATTACCCCCCCATTCAATGTTTATTTTATTTTCAACAATGATGGGCCAAGCATCAGCGGGGTTTTTACAGGGGTCGTAATCACTAAGCGTGATGTCTAACATGCATCGACCAAGAAGCCGCGTGGGGTGCTTTCCCCAATTGGCCCTTAACACTTCCTGCTGAATGTCAAAATCACTCATCATTGAGTAGTTAATCATCTTCAATTTTCCTTTGGTCGCTTATCGAATTAGCAATAACACCGTGACGATTTAATACGCCAACAATCAATGCCCGCTTACAACCAATTGCAGGAACATCACGCAATTCATTTACCAGCGCTGAGAAAATATGTCGTGGTAATGGCCCTCGCTCCCCCTTAATTACTGCCAGTTCTGCGCGGAGGGAACGCAATTCAATTAGAAGCATGAGTAATTCTGTGTTGTAGGGGTCACCCTCTGCAAACGCTTCTAGCACCTCAATCTGTTCCGCAAGCCCGCCATCTGGCTTACGGACATATTCCTGCTCAGTTAGCTTTGCCACTACTCACCCCCTCCAGCCGTCATTAACGGAATTGCTAAATCAATAACCCAAGAAGTAAGTTCAACCTCGGCCTCACTATTAGGTTTTCCATAGACATAATATTTAGCGTTTTCTCGGCCCATTACTGGATCAAAAACTTTAATATTCCCTTCGCTTGGCAGTGAGACTAAAATCTGATGTAAACCGCGAGGTACAGAACAAGAAGGTATTAGAACAAGACAAAAGACTTAAAGATCTATTGTCAGGAAATGCTGAAGCACTTCCCGACGAGCGACTTAAAAAATTCCTTGTTCGGCATCCAGAGGCGGTTATTTACACGCCGAGCGGAAAAGCGTGGGGGACGGAAAAAGATTTAACAACAGCTCAGTGGATGTTTAACAGCCGTGTAAGCCTGATAAACCCAACGGCTAAAACGCCGCTATGGGCTTCATGGGCCAATGAAATCAGGCTAATGGTGACTCTGGACGGGCGTTCGCATCAAGAAATTTGCAACCTGTTTGACTGGGCTAATAAAAATTCTTTTTGGTGTACTAACATCCTCAGCCCACTGGCACTGCGTAAACATTGGGAGCAGTTAACCCTGCAAAAACAAAGTCCTTCAAAGGGGTTGCAGCAAAAAGCCGAAATTAATTTCCGTAATACCGATTGGGCTAAGGGGTTGAAAATATGAAAAATATTATCGATATCACAGCAGCAATTCAGCAACGTGATGGTAACGCATTACAGCAAATTGCAATGGCCCAGCCGATGTATCAGGAACCGGCTGTCATCCCTGAAGAGGCCATTGAACTTTTTAACGACTTGTTTCAGCAATTAAAAATGACGTTTCCGGCATCGATGGCGAATATCAAATCGCAAGAAGATTTTGATGAATTGCGCCGTCAATGGGTCATGGCTTTTGCGGAAAACAACATTCGCAGCACGGTACAAATCAATGCAGGCATGGCGATAGCCAGAAAGCAAGAAACGCCGTTTTTACCGTCGCCAGGTCAGTTTGTTAGCTGGTGCAAAGATGGTTCGTTTAAAGCCTATGGACTACCAAACCCTGAGCAGCTTTACGGGCTTGTTATGACGTATTGCAAGCGCAAAGGCGGCTATGACACACCAGAAGAGTATCCATGGTTCAGCGACGCCGAGTATTGGCTAGTGACGGCCTTGCATGACGGGCAAAAAAACAAAGGTTGGGATGAAGCTGCTTTACGAAAAGCTTGCAGCCGCGAACTGCTAGCCATGCTGAAGAAAATCCAAACGGGTGAACAAATTCCAGCACGTAAAGCACGATTGCCACCCCCAAAAAGAATGGATGAAATCACCCCCGCTCAAAGGATGTATGCAGAGTTTAAACGCCGCAAAGCTGCCGGATGGTTCGATTAATTATTAAAGGTGAATGGTATGAATTTTATAAAATATTTTGTTTGTGTCGGAATTTTATTCACCATCATTATTTTGGCTGCTATTCCAATATCTTCATTTTTATATTGGCAACCAATTACTTTCCTTGAATGGCCTGTTTTCTTACGAATCACAGCAATGATGTGGATTGCTGCAATTCCCGTAGCTTGGTCAATGAAACCATAATAAAAGGATATAAAAATGAGTGATTTAGACAATTTCACAGTAGAGCAATTAACTGAACTCATCGAATCAGATCATGCCCAATGTGGCGATGTTTCAGCCCTAGCCCGAATGGCGCTATCAGCGAAGCTGGCCGAGCCGGAAGCTTGGATATGGCGCGGTGCGATTGGTGAGATTTGGACGCAGGAAAAGAGAAAGGCTGATTTTGTTAAGGAGCATTGCCCAGAATTGGTGGTAACTGAGTTCTATACTATCCCCCCCGTTAACTCTCTGGTAGTGCCAGAAGGTTGGAAACTGGTTCCGATCAAACCAACAGCGGAAATGTTGGCATCAGCAATGGAATGTGAAGATGTAGTTTATGACTTGTTCGACGATTCTGTTTTTTGCGTTCAGTTCGATGAGATTTACCGAGCCATGCTAGCCGCCGCGCCACAGAAGCCGAGTAGCGAGTGTAAATAGAATGACCGGTCACTCAAGTTCGTATACAGAATCACCGAACAGCGGAAAGGCTTATTGGGACGGGAAACAAGTCACATGTCGCTGTCCTGCTTATGAGTTCCCGCACCGGTTCAGCGGCGGCAAGTGCAACGGCTATCACATGGCTAAGAATTGCTTTGACAACCGCCTTAAGTGCCAAGGGTGCATTTGTTTTCACGCTGGTGGCTGCGATGTGATTAACGAAACGGAAAGCCCCGCAGAATGTTTGTATGTACTGGATTTCTGCGCTGACTATCAAATCAACTTAAAGCGATAGCGACCAATGCAAATCGAAATGATTAAAAATGCTGGTGGTATATTCGTACCGGTATTTGAGCACGATTTACCCAGACTAACGCGATTTAAGAACGGCTCTCAATACACACTTGAATTAAAAATAACGCGTAATCCAGATTTTCATAAAAAGGTATTTGCATTTTTTAAGTTTTGCTTCGAGCACTGGAGCGCCGATAACACAGATTTACAGTTTATGGATGAATCAGAGCAATTCAATTCATTCAGGAAGAATCTCACGGTATTAGCTGGCTATAAGATTGTTACTTATACAATCGATAGGCGAATGAGAGTAGAGGCCCAAAGCTTAGCATTTGCCAACATGAAGCAAGAAGAGTTTGAGCGCTGTTACACAGCCCTAATCAATGCAGCATCGAAGCACATATTTAAACCAGACACGACAGACACAACATTAAACCAGTTACGTAGTTTTTTCTGAAAGCACATTTAATATTAATTATAATATTGGGGCAAACAATGAAGAGAAGCAGCGTTTATTTTCTCCAAGGTTTTTGGAGGCGATTACGATTTTTCCGGCGATATTATATCAAATCCGATTTCCAATATGATTATTTAATTATTAAACGACAAGTGAGGGTGGCAGAATGAGAGATATGCAATACACCCTAGAAAGATATGGCGTGTGGGCTTATGATAATGATTCTATTTATTACTCGAATGTTGCAGGGGGGTTTAAGGGGTTACTCCCGCAAAGATTATCAAAAGAATCATGCTGTGATGATGATGGATTAGCGATTAATAGTGCCATGAGGATTTTAAAGAAAGACAATCCAGAGGAATATTCAATTTTATGCTTGAAGTACATTTACAACTTTAGCAATCCGCGAATAGGTCAGAAACTGGATTATTCAAAAGATATGGTAAGATTAAAGTTACAGAGAGCGGAAGGATTTATAGACGGTTGTTTGTGCATGTTAAACTTAACGCTTGAGATGGATAAAGAATACGCCGGAATCGCCACAATTCCGGCGCACAGTAAAGATAAAACACAAAACTAATACCTACCTACATCCTCAAATGTCGCCCCTCAAAAGGCGACACAGGACGTTTAAAATGCTATCAAAATTGCAAAAAATCGCGACTACCAATAAAAGGCATAAATGGTAGGCCCACAGAGGCGACAGTGAAAAGAAATATTGATGAGCGTCACAAATTTGTTAAATGTCATAATCAGCTTTAAAATTGTTGCTATCGTTTGATAATCCACATTTTTCAAGAAACCATTCATGTACAAAAAGAGTGAGGAAGCCAAGCATAAGGAAAGAATTCATAAACTTATGTCAAATGGTTATCGCTTTGCAGTCATTCAGAACGAAACATTACAAGAGGCTTTCCGTTATCAATATGAAGCAGCAAGGCATTTAAGGCCAGGGCGCACATTGGTAACGATTGAGAGCCTTTTGAGGATGGATATTGATTTATTGAGGATAGGAAAAACCCCGTGTTAGCGGGGTGTGTGAATTATTTTAATAATGTTTTTACATAATCAGATACTTCAGTTGCTTCTTCGCATTCGGCTGGCAATGGTTGATTGGCTGATTGCAATACTTTGCAGTTCGCCGCCATAGCAGCCCTTGCATTGACTAAATGCATTAATATATTGGCCCCTTTTTCGCACATTTCAGGGTTTTTGCTATCTCGACAAACTAACGCTCTAAAGTCAGCTATATATTTTGCATCAATTTTTTCAGCTGACATTACAGATGTAGAAATAAGAAGTCCTAAAACGGTTATGAGAATCTTTTTCATTTAAATCTCCAATTCATAAATTAATACTTAACTTCATTTATATTTAAACTGCTAAGATCACTTAAAAAGTGAGAAATGTTATTTTGAATGGAGCGGTTTATTGATTCCCTTGCTCTAACAAGCCCCAAGAAAGCATAATCAACAGGAACCACACCTTCAGATGTGATTATTTGGCTGTAAAGAATTCTTCCAGAATTTCTATCAATTAGCTCATAGCTTGCAATTGTTTTTGTTGTGAACGAAAAGCCAGAACTAGGAATATTCAAAGCCAATACTTTCACCGATAAACTCACTTTTTTATCTGCATCATCTCTAAATATAGCCATTCTGTTCAATGATTCTTCTAATGAACTTTTCCAAAACATCGGCACAGATTCCATTCCTGCTTCTATATCCCCATGTTGTTCATCAGGCCTAGCAAGTGAAACGGTTATTGATTTTAACTCAGCGTCTATTTTGTGATTACTCATACCAACATTGGGGACAGAGAAATTTAACGGGGGGACAGATTGGCATCCAGCTAAGAAAAAAACAGACATTATCATTATAAATATTTTTTTCATTTAAATTTCCATTGGTTACAATTGGCAATATATTATCATTCGTATGGGTATGTTTCCATTATTTTCTTATTGACTTGCGCAGTGGTGCAAATTATTGTGTGCATGCACCTGCAAAATCAGGTGTCGGGATTAGCCTCCTGATACTGTACCGCGCCAATACACGCCGCGAGCGTGTTTTTTATTGGCATACCTAAGCTACATTCAATGGTGGCTCAGGCGAGGGGAATCGAAAGATTCGCCGGTGGTACTCCGGTAAGGCTAACCTTCGTTTGGGTCACCACCAAAGATTAGCCTCTGAGGTGGTGGCATATCCATCAGTACCGCTGGATGTTGTCAATGAAAAACACTAATACAATCATACCCTTTGCATTCGAAAATCATAAAGTCCGCTCTATTCTTAGAGATGGATCCCCTTGGTTTGTAGCTCAAGATATTTGCGCCGCCTTATCCATTCAAAATGTCACGCAATCCATTGAAAGATTAGATGATGATGAACGCTCTATGTTTAACATAGGCCGTCAGGGCGCGGTTAATATCATCAATGAATCTGGCATGTATACATTGGTTTTACGCTGTCGCGATGCTATAAAGCCAGGAACACTCCCACATCGCTTTAGAAAGTGGGTAACAAATGAAGTGTTGCCACAGATTCGCAAGACAGGCCAATACAAATCCACACCACAATTTGACGACAATGACATTCCCTTTCCCTCGTTAGAGCCTCAACCAATGCCAGGTCGTTATTTAGTTACTATTGGTGCTGGTGGTAAGAAAGAAGTCGTCAATATAGATAATCGCAATGCAGTTGATGCTGACGCGATGGCCCAACTTACACGCGACGCCTATTATTTAGAATTGTTGATAAAAGATTTCCGCGAACGCTTAGCTGTAGTACGCGGTGATGTTGATATATCGATATTCAAAACGCCGTTAAAGGACTTATACAGGTAAAGTCATTTTATCCGTATGGCTTTTGCTTATTGACTGGCGCGCCAGTGGGTGGTATTTTTCTGCTATCGTCGGTTGATTTGTGCCTTTGACGAGTTTAAAAATTTAGTGTTTGCCTGGGGGCGTAACACTAATGACAATCGGGAAAGAACCGGTATTGAATAACCCGCCTTTGAGCGGGTTTTTTTATGCCTGCGAAAAGTTAAACAGGGTGAAAAATGAATTTAGACCAACTCAAGAGAGCGGCAAGCATTCCTCAAGAGCGTGCTGAAGAATGGCTTCCGATTCTCAAAGCGGTATTTGAAGAATTCGATATTAATACACCATTAAACAAGGTGCTTGTAATGAGCTTCAGCGCTGGATTATGGCTGGCGGTAAGAAATGGCAAGGGCTTGTTAACCGCCGCGAAATTGAGCGTGAAATATGCTTAATGGGGGATGGATGACAAAAATAATTATTATTTTGGTGATTCTCTCTTCTGCTTTAGCATTCAACAGTTACCGATTATCAAACAATTTCGATAAGCAAAAAAAAGATTTAGAAGCGGAGCAAACAACAAATACTATTCTTGGCAATCTCATTGATGACTATCAGTTAAATGAGGCATCAAATCGGGCCGCTACTGACAGGCAGTTGCAGAACGAAAGGAAATTACGCAATGAAAGCGATGAGCGGCTCAGGCGGTTTCTGGCGGCGTCGACAGATGATAAGTGCGCTATTCAGCGTATGTCTGATGCTAGGATTAACATCTTGCGCGAATAAACCAATTAAACCGATGGTTATTAAATCATGTCAGCTTTATCCACCTCAATCAGCCCTTACTGAATGTGAGATTCCAGAATTCACCGGTTCTACATGGGCCGATAGTGGATTGTATGCGCTGGAGTTAAAGCGAGAATTACGCATTTGTAAGGGCCGGTTGGATGAAGTTATTTATTGGAATAGCAATTTAATGAGGAAATAAAATGGAAACGCAACTTGAAAACATCACAATCAATGGAGCAATTCAAGGTGAAGCAGTTGCATTAAGTGCTGTAAGCATTCAAGAGGAAACACTGAGCAAAGTCCTTGTAGCGTTGGCAACAAATGGCAGGGAAGAAATTTTTGACTCAGTGCTTATGAAAAACCTAAGTGATAGCATTCGCGATAGCTTTAATCGAGTGAATATTGAACGCTCAGAGCAAAATGAATTATCTATTGGTAATGGTGTTAATTTGGCTGATGGTGCTTTTAGTGGAACACTTTATACTAGCAAAATAAACGGGACTGTATTTTAAGGTTTTTGATGAAATTAAGCAGATTGTTTGATATGGGACGCAAAGCACTAACACTGCACTTATAATGAATATGTGGTGAATGCGTAGGCTGATACGCGCGAAAGAGAGAAATCTCTGGGTCTATGGCAAGACAAATCGAACAATCGATGCGGCCCCCGTTGATAGGCCAAAGTCGGAGATCAGTACCGACCACCACACTCAATCACTAATTCCAAGTCGCTCAGGCGGCTTTTTTATTTTTTAAATTCTTTGTTTATTGTCTTTTGAAGAATAAATAACTAGTTAATGCCATAAATTAAGAATTTATTTTAACCGTGCTCAGTGAGCGCATAGCGGAATATATCGCCATGACAAAAACCGAATGGGCCGCGTTAGCTGGTGAGTATCACGCCGCACAAGCCCAAACGGGGATAAGTTTAGCGGCGTGGTGTGTTGAGAAAGGGTTATACATCATTGCAAGGCGGCAATGTCCCACCCGAAGAGATAGAAGCTGCACAGCGAACGATGGATCCGCGTACTTTTGATCAAGAATATAATGCTGGATTCAGAAACTATAAAGGTGTCGTTTATTATTGCTTTGACCGCCAACTCAATCATACAAATGAGGTAATTAAACGCGGCGATACGCTTCACATAGGGATGGATTTCAACGTTGAACATATGTCAGCCATTGTTTATGTGATGCGTGACGGCTTGCCTTGTGCCGTGGATGAGCACATTGATTTGTTTGATACGCCAGCGATGATAGCAAGGTTGCAACAAGAATATTCAGAGCATTCGATTATCGTTTATCCAGATGCATCAGGAAAAAATAGGAAAAGTAATAACGCGAGTGAATCAGATTTATCATTATTGCGCGATGCTGGCTATGTTATCCGCGTTAATAAGGCTAATCCATCGGTTAAAGACCGCGTTATGTCGCTTAACTCTATGCTGTGCAATACATACGGTGAGAGAAGATTAAAAGTAAATACAGATAAATGTCCTAAATTAACCGAGGCATTAGAGCGGCAGATTTATGACGATAAAGGCGAACCATCGAAAGAGGCCAAATTAGGTTATGACCATCCTAATGATGCGGCAGGATATCCGATGGCGCAAATGTTCCCAATTAGAAATAAACATACGGGGATGATGACTTAATTAATGAGGTGATAGCCTTGGAAGATAATAATAATTTAAATGCTGTTGCTTCATTAATTGTTAATAGCATGGAGCAATCGCGGCGAGAAGCAATAAGCGCAGGGAATAGCAGTATCGGGAATACAAAGAGAACATCGCTATATGATGAATTCGGGTATCCTAAAAGATTGTCATTCACTCATTTTTATAACGCCTATGATAGAAATGAAGCAGCAGGGGCCGCAATTGAAATAACATTAGATAATTGTTGGTCTGATTATCCTGAAATTTATGAGGGCGATGAAACAAAAGAATCAACAAATTTCACGCCGTGGGATAAGAAGGTTAATAAAATATTCAAAGGTTTATGGGAAAAAATAAAAGATGCGGATAAAAAGAATTTAATCGGCAGATATTCAGCGTTGATAATTCAAGTTAAAGATAACAGGCCGTGGGATGAGGAAATAGATTTATCAGTTGTTAAAAATTCGCGTGAATTTGCATTGCTTCGACTGATTCCTGTATGGGAAGCGCAATTAGATGTTGCAGATAGAGAAACCAACCAAGAGCATGAAAATTTCGGTTTCCCAACAATGTATACATTCACCGAACTGCCAGTAGAGCAAGAAGCAATAGATTTACCAGGAAGAATAATTAATGTGCATCCTAGCCGCGTTATCATTCTTGCTGAAGGTTCAGAAAATGGACATATGGAAACGGGCCGTTCCTTATTGCGAACCGGATTTAATAAAATATTAGATATTGAAAAAGTCACTGGCGGGGCCGCTGAAGGATTCCTGAAAAATGCTAGCCGTCAGCTAAATTTTAGTTTCAGCGAAAAGACAGATTTTCATGCATTGGCTGAAGCACTAGGCGTTAAGTATTCAGAATTAAAAGCAGCCATGACGGAGCAAGTGAAGAAATTAAATAACAACACTGATAGCTCTATCATAATGCAAGAAGGCACAGCTCAGGTTCTTTCTGTAACGATTGATGACCCTACGCCAACGACGACAACGGCATTAAGTTTATTTTGTGCAACTTTTCAGTGTCCTCTAAAAATATTTATCGGTATGCAAACAGGTGAACGCGCATCGAGGGAAGATGAAAAACGATGGTCAAAAGTTGGCAATGCTCGTCGTAATAGCTTTTTAACCAATGTTATTACTGAGATTGTAAAAAGGTTTTGGACTTATGGATTTATTGAAGCTCCAGAATCTGGAGAGATTACAATTTCATGGTCTGATTTATTAGAGCCTACTGATTCAGAAAAAATTGAAAAGGCTAAAACTCTTGCTGAAATAGCAGATAAAACACAAGGCTCATTCGGTTATTCAGTGATTTCAGAGCGGGAAATACGCACAGCAGCCGGATTATCGCCAGAACCGGAAGAGCCATTTGAACAACCGCCGAGTAATAGAAGTGATAAACGGGATCCGTTAACCGATGAAAAACCAACGAATAGGATTGCCGATAATACCACGAAACAAGAATGACCCGACACAAAGCGCTAAATCAGTTAATAAAATGATTAATAGCATAGAAGATAGATATTACGGGATTAAATCTGATTTGCGTGATTTGCTGGATTCACAATTAATCGGAGTGGTTAGTAATGAACCAATAGTAAATAGCGCAATCATTTGTAATAACGATGGCGGAATGCCAAATATCTATTTTGTGAATGATAATACATTTCAATACACGATTGATGGCAATAAGTTAGCGACAATATTTGAAGAAATACAACGAATCCTCGATAGATGGCTATTGGAAGGTGCGGATAATAATATTTGGGCTGGTGAATATGTAATGGCTGAGTATCGGCGTGGAATGACATTTGCCTATACCACATTATCAAAGCAGTCTGAATTTTACGCACAACAAACAACGCTATCATCATTGCTCTTCAGTGAGCCATACGTGACGCGCATCGGTTTAGCTTATGCGAGTACTTATAATGATTGGAAAGGCATCAGTGACGCGGCGAGAGCTGATTTAGGCGGTGTTTTGGCTGAAGCTGTTGCTAGGGGAATTAATCCGCGTGAGACAGCCAAGATATTAAGTGATCGCCTTGATGTTTCGATGAGTAAAGCAAAGACAATCGCGCAGACAGAACAAGTGGGCGCATACCGTCGCGCTAATTGGGACGAAACAGAAGATGTACAAACGCGATTAGGGTTACGCACTAAGTTATTGCATTTATCGTCATTGAAGGCCACAACGCGAACGACACACGCAGCGCGGCATGGTCGCGTTTATACCGTTGAAGAAGTTCGCATTTGGTATACCAAAGACGGCAATAAATATAATTGTTATTGCTCACAATCAGCGGCGATTGTCGATGAATACGGTGAAGCTGTAAGTCGAGGGTTAATAGACCGATTAGCGGAACAGCGTAAAAAATGGCAAGCGGAATTTAAAAAGGCGGCATAAAAATAAATTATCAGGGGTAAAGAATGAAACGAAATATTTTCAACGTCATTTCTATTATTAATGCCGCGTCAAATATTCAAAATATAATGATTGACGGCGAAGAACATATAATAATAAATGGCGCGGTGCCTATTATTGATGATGTGGTAATGAAAGAGGTTTTATATCCTAAAAATGAAATAACCAAATCAATAAATTCCCTTGAAGGGGTGAAAGTTCCATTAGACCATCCTAAATTTAATGGCGTTCATGTTAGCGCTGATGACCCTAGAGCTATTAATCAATATCATGTTGGCGCATGGGCGCAAAATGTAAGGAAGGACAACGATAAAACACTAGTTGATATCATTGTCAATAAACGTTATGCGAATTCAAGTGAGAAAGGGAAGGGGTTAATATCTCGCTTGGATGATTTGATGAGTAAGAAAGATGTAGAACCTATTCATTTGTCTGTTGGATTAAATGCAACGCGAGAAAGGAAATCAGGTACATCAAAAAATAAAAAGTATAATGTTGTGGCCTCTAACATGAAGTTTGACCATGTTGCTATTTTACCGAAAGGTGTACCTGGGGCCGGACTTCCATCAGATGGAATAGGAATTTTTGTTAACTCCGAGGGTGAAGAGTTAGAAAGTGAAACTGTGTTTTTAAATGATGCTTCAGATTACACTCAGGAAGGAATAATTAATAAAGTTAAATTCTTTTTAACCAATGATTCTTCAATGTCTTTTAATGACATTCATAATGTTTTAAGGCATGGTTTGCGAGAAATGGAGCCTAAAAGTTATGATAGATATATTTGTTCTGTTTACCCGAATGAATTTATTTATGAGAGTGGTGATAAAAAGTACAAACAAAAATATTTAATTGATAAATCGCAAAATTTATCATTTGTTGATGCGCCTGTAGAAGTAAAAAAGAAACCAGACCAGTATATCGAAATAACAAACAGTAAGGATAATGAAAACATGAAAGATTTAATTATTAATTCATTGCAATCACGCGGCATTAATACAACCGGAATGACTGATGAGCAGTTGAGAGCAGAATTCTCTAAACCACCGGTAGCAATAGTAAATAATGCCAATGCAAATACTGGTGATTTAGCGGTGGCGATATCTAACGCTGTTAGCACCGCAATTAAGCCACTAAATGATAAAATTGGCGAGTTAACATTAATTGTTAATAGCAAGGAAGTTAAAGAAGAGAAGGAAAAACGCGAAGCCATTAAAGCTAAGCTTGGATTTAGTGATTTAATCGTTAACTCATTAACTGGCGATGCATTAAATGAAGTCTTTGCAAAAACAACTACGGCCGCAGGAATTAATTCTATGACGGTTAACTCAGATGAAGACAAAACTAAAAATAAACCTATTGATGTTAATGCAATGATTGATGCAGCAGAAGGGGCTAAATAATGGCTAATGTAATTTTTCGCGGTGATACACGATATCCACCAAAGACAAGAACTAGAACAATAGTTTCAGAACTTAAACCTGGATCACCTGTTATTGAAATGAATATGAAAGAATTTGCTCCGGCTATTGGAACTTCAATTAATTATTTAATACTCAATAATCTTGATTTTATTGGTATGTCTTTAAATGAATCATATAAACCAGGTGATTCAGCAGTTGCTTATGAGCCGCGTGAAATTCGTATGCCTTTCCAGGTTCGCGCGCAAGGGCCGGAAACATTTAATTTTGGTGATAAATTATCTGTAAATTACGGCAACTTCAAAAAATCCGAATCTGGTGATGTTGCGACAATGATTTATACGGGGGCGGGTGAAACAATATCAGCCGATGGCGGGTTAATTGACGCTGAAACAATTCTTCCTACAGAAGTAGCATAAGGACAATAAAAAATGCCAATGCAAAAATTTACACCCCAAGCCCTGCAATTTGTTAACTCGCATCATGCTGCTTTTGATGCCAGAGAGCGAGAGCTAGCAGAGTCGTACAAAGATGTTATGCTAGCTAATGCGGGCTATGCCGCGCCATTGCCGCGTGATTTTGGTATGCAATGGGCTACTGAAGGTATTGAAATTCAACGCGATGTATTAACTATTTTTAATGCACTGAATCGCATTAGTCGCCCGATTGATATAGCAACATTTATTGATCACTTCATGACTATTTCTGATTCAGGTGAGGTCAACGCCTCTATTGATGGGCAGTCACAGGCGCTAGGCGATCAGGCTGCATTTAATTATCATGGTGTGCCTGTTGGAATTTATGATTCTGTTGCAACATTCGGCTGGAAGCAAATGGCAGCAGCATCACAGCGTGGTTTTAATTTACAAGCTCCATCTCTTGCCAATAAACAGCGCAAAATTGCTGAGTACATGGAAAAGTTAATGCTTGAAGGTAATGATATTTCCTTTGGGGATTCAAAAACATATGGTTTGCGTAACGCACCTGGACGTAATTCAGGGACATTTACTGGTTCATTTCGTAGCATGGATGGGGCAGCGTTTAAAGATGTCGGGATTTTATTGATGGAGCGTCAACATGCAGCTAAATATTTTTCTTCTGTGTTGGTATTCATGAATTTCAACGATCATTACAACGCACAGGTAACGGACTATTCAAAACAATTCCCACAAAAGACAAAATTAACGGGCTTAATGGAAGCATTGCCAGCCGGTTCTGTAGTCATTCCTTCGGCTAGTGTTCCAGTGGATGAAATGATAGCTATTTGCCCTCGTCGTGATGTTTACGAAATTCTTAACGCATTGGCATTAACAAATGTTATCAAACGCCGTGATGAAATGACCGACCCTTATCAGGTAAAAGTAATGATATCGGCTGCATTGCAATTAAAATTTGATGATAACGGTAATGCAGGTTATACGCAGTTAACAAAAGCATAAGGTGAAAAATAATGAAATTGAAAATAACCAAGGTTGGAACAACACATAAAGTTGGCGATATTGTTGATATTAAGGATGACAAAATTCCGGCTTATTTGGTCAATAAAGTTATTGTAATTGATAGTAATGGCTCGGCTATTGATCCACCAAAAACAGAGACACCAGCGGCAGAAACACAAAGTAAGGGTAAATAATTATGGCAGCGCTTACGATAAAAGATATCAAAGCGCTGTTATCTGAGCTTGGCTACACCATGCCGGAAACAACATTGAAATTATTAATGGGCCAAGTTGATAAGATTGATAGTTGCTTGATTGGCGCTGGATATGACGAAGGCATACAACAGATTATTAAGTTGTATGCTGTCGTCTTGCTGGCAGCGTCTACAGGCGCTCGTCGTCTTAAATCCCAAGGCGCTCCCAATGGTGCAAGCCGATCTTTTGAATACGGCGAAAACGGATTAAGACAATTGCGGGCTTCATTGAAGCAAATGGATACTAATGGGTGTACGGATTCATTACCTATTAGCATTAGTCCCGTAGGGATATTTATGGCGGTAGGATAATATGAGCGAAACAGCAAGATGGTCATATCAAGCTTTAGCTACTATTTATCCTCTTATCCGTGTCGATACTTATAATAATATCAATGAATATGGTGAACCATATTTAATTGATTGCACCTATAAGAGCGAAATTAAAACGGTAAGAGATAAAAACGGCAACGAGTTAGTTTCTATGATGACTTTTTTCACTGAGTTCTATCATGAAGATGAGCGCGTTCGTACTGCTGCAAATGGCGATTATATTTCTATAGGTAATAAGTTACACATATTAGAGCCGGTAGAGGCCGCAGGAAGCGAGATAATAGCCGTTCTTGAGGAAGATATGAGCGCATTTGATGAAGAGCCTGATTTTAAGGTAATCACATAATGCCTGTAAAAGGTCTTGATGAAGTAAGAAAGAATGTAAATAAACTTTTTGCGAAGATATCAGGGCCGGTAACTGAAGATGTAGTGACGGAAATCTTAATTACTGGTTTGGCATATGCTAGCGCGATAACCCCAAGAGATACGGCATTGTTAGTTAATAGCCAATTCAAGATATTAACTAAAATTGATAGCGGATGGCTAGGGAAAGTCGGATTTGTTGCTGAATATGCCGATTTTGTACATGAGGCAAGCGGTAAATTAAAAGGGCAACCGCGATCAAGTGTTAAATCATTTGAAACATCCAGTGGAAAAACCGCTTTTGCTTCTAATGAAGGTAACTTTTGGGATCCATATGGAGAGCCGCAATTTTTGAAAAAAGGATTTGAGCGAGACGGAAAAGAGGAAATTAAAAATATAATTATTCGGGGGTATAAAAATATATGAAACGCTCCGATGTTTACAGTGCAATTACTGAATGGATAGAGTCTCACGGATTTGATACGGGTTATACAATTCAGCGAAGGGAATGGACGGATGGAAAATCTGATGAGAGGTTTATTGTTATTATGGCTTCTAATAACGTCTCTACTGAAGAAGCTATTATAAAAGATAATTTCAGAATGATTGTCATATCTAAAAAGAATGAAAGTGATTTAAATTCAGTCGAGGACTTGGCTGATAACATCCGGCAGAAAATGATAAGTAATTATAGTTTTAAGTATATTACGCAGATGAAACCAATCGGCAGCTTATATCCGATTAGAACCAAAGAAAATAGATGGCTAATTGAAATAAACTTTCAAGCCACTATATCTCGTTAATTAAAGGAAAATAAAATGGCTGGAAATACCAATAAATCAGGTGCATTTGCTGGGCGTGACTCATTCGTCTATTTTGCTATTAGTTTACCTGGTGAAAAACCAGATGAAGAGGATTATGCTCGACTTGGCATGATGCGAGGTAAAATTGTAAGTGTTACATGGGATACCATAGATGCTACTGCTGATATGAGTCCTAAGCGCACGAAAGAAACATTAGTGACCTTTAAAGATGTTTCGTTTTCTGGTGATGGCGTTTCGCGCATGGAAGAGGCTTACAATCAATCAATGGTCAAGCGTCATGCTTATAATCCAGGTGAAGAAACAGCAAATCAACCTTACGTATGGCTAAAATTTGTCACGCCGGTAGATATCACTGAGGGATGCTTCACTATCACATCGTGGGAGGATTCATGGCCCTTTGATGATGTCGCCACGTGGTCAACAGAAGCGGCTAGTGCGGGGGAAGTTGATGTAAGGGCATTAGGCGGCGAAATTGAGATAGTGACTCAGCCAGCATCTTCAACATTGAAGGTTGGCGATAAATTAACATTAACTTGTGTCGCTAAGACTTCAGATAGTTCCAAAATATCTTATCAGTGGAAGCGAGGCGGTGTTGATATTCCCCTGAAGATTCAGCAAAATATATCATGGCGGTAGTTGCTGAGAGTAAGGCCAATGATGATTTAGCGGCAAGCAAGAAAAAGGCGGCAGCTAGCAGTAAGGCTAATAAGGCCGATACTAGTTATGAAAAGCAACAAAACCAAGTCGCATCATTAAATAAAGAACTTGAGTTATTAAAGTCAGGTAGCCAGAACGTAGCGCGTGAGATGGCTATATTCAACGCGGTGCAGAATGCAGGGGCTAAGGCTACTGAAGCACAGAAAAAGGCTATAGCGGCTGAAGCGGCTGATATATTCGACTTAACGCAAAGCCTCAATGATTTTAGAGCGGCAGCAGAAATAACACCTGAATTAAAACTATCAAAAGCCTTTGCTGATGATGCTGAAAACTTACGACGATTGTTTGAAGCTGGATTGATAGATACTGATACGTTTACCAAATTAGGACAAGAAGCAGCTCAAAAGTTTCAGGTAGGCATGGCTGATATCAAAGTAGCTGCTGTTGTTTCCCCACTGGAAGCAGCGAAAGGGAAGATTGATCCAGTTCAGGCGCTAGCTAATCAACACGCCGAACAATTAGCATTAATTCAGCAGTTTGAAACTGAAAAAGGTGTTTTGACATTACGCGGCATTGAATTGATGAATGCTGCTAATACTGAATATGAACAGGCAAGGATAGATGCTCAATGGGAGATATGGCGCAATCAAGACACCGTAAATCAACTCCTAGCTGATTCTCTTGATGCATTGGGGCAACGAGCTACAAATGCCATCACAGGGTTGCTCACGCAGACACAAACCGCTACAGATGCTTTAAAAAACCTAGCATTGACCATCGCACAGGAAGCGGTAGGCGCACTTGTTGATTTGGGTAAGCAACAAATCAAAAATATGGCAGTTGGTAAAATGGCTGATACTCAAGCAGTGGCGTCAGCAGCCGCTACAGGGGCTAGTATCACGGCGTCTATGGCACCGGCAGCAGCGGCGGCTAGCGTGGCTACGATGGGGACAGCAGCGACTTATGGCCTTGCTGCGATGAGCGCCGCTATACCGGCAATTATCGGATTGTTTGGCGGTGGGCGTAAAAATGGTGGTTCAGTATCAGCGGGGAATATGTATCAAGTCGGTGAGGGCGGTTTACCGGAATTGTATCAATCACGTAGCGGCAAACAATACATGATCCCAGGTGATAGCGGAAAAGTTATAAGTAATAAAAACATGGGCGGTTCTGATAGCGCTGGTGGCTCACAAAATATAAATATAACTATTAATATGCCAATTCAAAATACAAACGGTGGTGTTGATGGGAGTTCTGCACAAATGTTATCAGGAATGGTTGCAACTCAAGTTAGGCAAATTTTAGAGGAAGAAATGAGGCCTGGTGGGATGCTCCCTAATTAATCGGAGATTACATGGAAAAGAAAGAGTTTTTATGGCGACCATTAAAAGCATATCTAATAGAAAATGAACCACGCGTAATTGTTGTTAATTTCGGTGATGGATATGAACAACGCGCAAAAGATGGAATTAATAATAAATTAAAAAAATACAGTCTTACATTTAGAGATTCGCCTGAGAATGTTTTGAAAATTCATGAGTTTCTTAATGAATGCGGAGCTGTTGAATCATTCACATGGAAAACAGGTGATGATTTAATATTAAGAACTTTTGTTTGTAGAAAATGGACGGTATTAAAAGAAAATCCATATTGGGATTTAACCGGTACTTTTGAAGAGGTGATAGCATGAGGCCAGTACCCGAAGGAATGCGAATAGCTGTTGCTCAAATTGAAGTAGAAGCCATTATTGATTTATATGAAGTTGATTTTACATTTCTTGGTGGCGATATTTTACGGTTTCATGCGGGAATGAATGGATTAAGGGAACCTGTAGTGTGGCAAGGTTATACCTATCAACCTTATCCTGTATCTGTTACCGGTTTTGAAATGAAAGCAAATGGGACAAGTTCGCGCCCAAAAATGGTTTTTGCAAATCTAACCGGCTTGATTACTGGCATAAATCATTCTTTCAATGATGCATTGGGGGCCATAGTAACCCGCCGTGAAGTTATGGAAAGCTCTCTTGATGAAGTAAATTTTGTTGATGGTAATCCTCAAGCTGATCCGACTAATGAGACTGTTAGCCGTTGGATAATTGAACAAATGAACGAACATCAAAAAGAATTCGTTTCTTATACCTTGGCTTTACCATCTGAAACAGATGGGGCTTTGATTCCGGCGCGGGTAATTTTAGCTGATGTATGCCCTTGGCGTTACAGATCAGCCAATTGCAGTTATAACGGGGGGCCGGTTGCAGATGAAAAGGATCAGCCCATAACAGATCCCAATAAAGATAGATGTGGAAAACGTTTATCTTCATGCCGTTTGCGCTTCCCGCCTCCTAATTGGCTTCCTTTTGGCGGCTTCCCTGGTGCTAATAAAGTAGGTTAATCATGATAGAGAGTGAAATTCTCGCCCATGCGAAAGCATCAGGGGCGCGAGAGTCATGCGGCTTGATTGTGGCTGGTGGTTATTTTCCTTGCCGCAATATCGCTTTAAATCCGACTGAATATTTTGATATTCATCCCGATGATTGGATAGCAGCAGAAGAAAAAGGAGATATAGAAGCAATAGTTCATAGTCATCCTAATGGCATTCCATTTTTAAGTGAAGGTGATAGGAAATTTCAAGTTAAAAGTGGGATTCCGTGGTGGTTAGTTTGCAATAATAAAATACATAAATTTAATAATGTTCCTCATTTGTTAAATAGAACTTTTAAGCATGGTGAATATGATTGTTATTCTTTATTTAGAGATGCATATCATTTGGCCGGTTTTGATTTGCCGGATTTTAAGCGTAATGATGATTGGTGGAAAACTACTGATAATCTTTATTTAGATAACATGATTAAAAATGATTTTTATCGAATTGCTGAGATTAAAGATATTCAGCCTGGAGATGTAATTTTATGTTGTCTGGGAACAGAGAAAGCAAATCACTCAATGATATATATCGGAAATCAACAAGTATTACATCATAGACCAAATAGACTGAGTAAGCGTGATGTATATGGCGGTTTTTTGCTCGATTATACTCATTCAATATGGAGATATAAAAAATGGTCACTCTCATGTTTGGCGGGTATTACCGCAGATTTGGCCGTAAATACGAATTAAACATTAATAGTGCGGCTGAAGGATTGCGCTGTTTATTATTGCAAATTCCAGAATTAAAAGAATCAATGAAAAATGACAATGTAAGAATTCGAATTTCTGGAAAAGATATGACAACCGAATCATTAAATTCAGGGATGCATACAAAATTAAAAGATGGGGACAAAATAATTATAGTTCCTGTTATTGCTGGCGCTAAATCTGGTGGTCTAGGAATGATCATACTAGGTGTTGTCGCTGTCGCTGCTGCTTTTTGGTCAGGGGGGGCATCATTGGCAGGATATAGCGCAATGGTCGCGACTGCTGGCGTAGCATTGGCAGCTTCCGGCATAGCTTTATTACTAACTAAAACACCTTCAGTTAATACAGGGAGTAATTCAGAAAACGGGGAGGCGAATAAATATTTTAGTTCATTACAAAATCGCGTCGGTCAAGGGCAACCGGTAGCATTAGCGTATGGTGCTCCGATGGTCGGCTCTACTATTGTATCTCAAGGATTGGAGACTATATAAAATGGGTAAAGGTGGCGGGAGTGCCAGCACACCGGCAGATATTCCAGATGATTTAAAAAATAGGCAATTATTGCGTGTGGTTGATATTTTAACCGAAGGGCAAATAGAAGGGCCAGTTAATGGTTTAAATTCATTTTATATTAATAATACGCCGGTTTCTGATAAAGATGGAAATGTTAATATCCCTGGTGTTACAGTTCAATGGAGGTCAGGAACGCAGGCACAGGAGCCGTTAGAAGGATTTGATGATATAGAAAATGAAGAAGCTGTAAACGTTAATGTAAAATATGATGAACCAATAACGAGAACAATTACTGATACAGATGTTGATAGGGTTCGTGTAACTGTTGGTGTGACTGCATTGTTTTATGTTAATGATGAAGGTTCAAGAACACGAACCAGCGTAACAATGTATATTCAGACCAACGAATCAGGTTCTTGGGTAACAAAAAAAGCAGTAGAGATAACAGGAAAAATAAGTGGTTCATATTTGGAATCTCATATTATTGATGCCCCCGAAATAAAGCCATTTCAATTGCGTGTTGTTCGTGTAACAGCAGATAGCACATCTGATAGATTAGAAAATAATACTGTATGGTCAAGTTATACAGAACTGACAAATGCTAGTTTGACATATCCAAATACTGCTATTGTTGGTATGACAATTGACCGCTCACAATTTAGTGACACACCAACAAGAACTTATCACATCAAAGGATTGATGATTAAAGTTCCTGATAATTACGATCCGATTGATAGAACTTATTATGGGGTATGGACAGGGAATTTTAAAATAGCCTGGACTGATAACCCCGCGTGGATATTTTATGATTTAGTTACAAATGATCGTTATGGGATGGGGAATCGGTTAGGTTCATTCGGTTGTGACAAATTCACTATGTATGCGATCGGCTACTACTGCGATCAACGTGTTCCTGATGGTTTTGGGGGAATGGAACCACGATTTACTTGTAATGCCTATATCACTGAACAACGTTCAGCATATAGCGTTCTATCTGATTTGGCTTCAGTATTTCGCGGTATGCCGGTATGGGATGGATTGCAATTAACTTGCATCCAAGATAGGCCAACAGATAAATCATGGACTTATACAAATGCTAACGTTATTGATGGTAAATTTTCTTATTCATCATCAGCACAAAAAGCCCGTCATACAGCAATAGAAGTTTCATGGATCAATCCAGATAATGGATGGAAAACGGAAATTGAATATGTTTCTGATGATGCATTAATTGATAGATTTAAATTAAATGTTGCTAAAGTTACTGCTTTTGGTTGTACAAGTCGTGGACAGGCTAACCGCGTAGGCCGATGGATTTTAGAATCTGAAAAACTGGAAACTCAAACAACAACATTTAGCACAGGGCGTGAAGGTTTAAATTCAATGCCTGGTGACATCATCGAAGTTGCCGATAATGATTATTCTGAAGCGAGAATGGGGGGGCGGGTTATTTCCATTGATGGAACCGCAGTTAAATTAGATGCACCGGTAGAAATTGCAATGGGTGAATCAGCTTCGTTTTCTTATCTAAATGATGAAGGGATATTTACGAAAGTTTCGATTGCAGCCCAAATAAATGAGGACACAATTAGATTAAGTCAAACTCCAAACGGTTTGCAAAAATGGGGCATCTTCGCAATATCAAAAGCATCATTAGCTACCAGGCTATTCAGAGTAATGTCTATCGGTGGGCCTAGTGAAGGAAAGTATGTGATTAATGCGCTTCAGCATGAACCACAGAAAGAAGCCATTGTAGACCAAGGCGCGAACTTTGAGGGAGTACCGCCAACACTTAACATAGTACAAGTTCCAAACATCGAAAATTTACGCATTGCTTCGATTCCTGACAGTACATTAGCACAAGCAAGGGTTATGTGGAGCACAGCAACAATAAATCGCTCCATAACCTTCGACGTGCGAATTCTGCGAGAAGGTCGAGTTGTATCGAGTGGAAATACGGAAGCATTTGAGTATTTCGTTAATGGCCTCGAGGCTGGCGCGTATGAAGTCGCTGTAAGGGGTAAAGACTCTAACGGTATGCTTGGCAATGAAACAGCCATAGATATGATTATCGGCGCTCCAGCGGCTCCTGCTTATGTTGATATCACTGAAGGATTTTTACAGCTTACTTTAACACCTCATATTTCGGCCCCACAAACATTTGGAACACAATTTGAGTTTTGGTTCTCAGGAGAAGAGCCAATATTAAACATAAATGATATTGAAAGGAAAGCAACAAGATTAGGTCGCGCTACATATTGGGTTAAAACAGCGTTAAAGGCAGGACATAAATATTATTTTTATATCCGCAGTATCAATGAATTTGGTCGGTCAGAATTTATTGAAGCATCAGGAACGCCATCAAGTGATGCGGGGGGGATGCTTGAATTAATAGCAAGTGAGTTTATTAATTCATCAGTAGGACAACAACTTTTAGATAATGATTTTATGAATTCAGAGGGGGTTCTCGAAGTAGCGAATGCAAACAACGCTAGCATTAGGCAACAGTTTGAATTGTATGGCGAGAATAAAGCTCAAATTCTCGAACTTTGGACAACACAAGCTAATGACGCGCGAGCATTCGCTGAGTATCAATTATTAGTTACTGCTACATTCGAAAAACAGACCGCCGCTATTGACCAAAAAATGACAGCGGTTATTGATTCAGATGGTGCAAGTGCAGTATATAGTTTAAGAGCTGGTATAACTTATAATGGACAATTCATTAGTGCTGGAATGGTAATAGCCGCTGAATTTATCAATGGAGTTCCAAAAACATCAATAGGTTTTAATGCTGATAATTTTATTCTTTTAAGTGGGCCTGAAGGTAATAAATTCTCACCTTTTGCCGTTGTGAATGGTCAAGTTTTTATTGATGAGGGATTTATCAAAAATGGCTCAATAACCAATGCCAAAATTGGTCAGTATATAATGTCTGACAATTATGTTATGGGAATGCTGGGCTGGAAAATAGATAAGCTCGGTAACGCCGAATTTAATAACGTTACTGTCAGGGGATATATATATGCAACTGGAGGAGAATTTAGCGGGACACTAAAAAGTGTGGATGGACATTTTAGCGGGACACTTTACGCTAGTAAAATAATTGGCGATGTTGTCCAAGGTGTTCATTTTAATGGATATATAACATCATCGGGATTAGTTCCGTCATATCCAACCCCTACAGAGCGAGTGCCAAGCGGAGTATTATGGAGTGTTTTTTCCTTTGACTCCGCTGATTTCGAACGAGTATTAATTATTAATGGAGATGTGACATGGGGATCTATATATTCAGGTAATGATTTGGGTGTTTATATTAACGGTGTTAATGTTCTTAATTTTGTAACGGGTGGTTCTTCAACACCAGCATCTACTATTGGTGGGGTTTCATTTAATATTCCAGCAACATATATCGGTGGGCGCGATGTGTTGAGTATTAGATATAATAATTTCCATGGTGGGAGTTCTAATGTACCTCCATTATTTAACGCTACTATATTAGCATGCAAGAAAGGAAGCGGGGGGATTAAAGTTGGCCCTAATAATGTGGCAACATAAAAACATTATATATTCAATGGCATATGATTGATTACATTTATTATATATAAATGTTAATCTTAATTAATTTGCAATAAAATAGTGAGCTTAATATGATTGGTGCTTGGTATAGAACTGGGACAATTACAGCCCCTTCCGGTCAGAATGTTATTACTGGATATGGAACACAATGGGCTAACAATGTTATGGGCGTTGCATCAGGACAAGCATTGTATGTCACTAAAGCTGATGGAAATACATTGATTTATGAAATATTGGCTGTAGATAGTAATACAAGAATTAGAATTAATGGGAATATTGTTGATTCTTTGACTGATTCAAATTATGCAATCCATACTTCTGTTTCTAATTCATTTTCTGCTCTTGCGCGTGAAACATCGGCACAATTAGGCATGTATCAGCAACTGTTGAAAGATTGGCAGTTAATAACAACAAGTACTGATAACGTGAGCATTATTGCCCCTGATGGTTCTATTGTGGTTATACCATCGATTAATCAAATCCGCACAGACATAGATAATAAATTGCCCCTTGATGGTGGGACGATGACCGGCCCGATAGTCTTGTCTGGTGATGGTACTATAGCTAAAAGCCCAGCATCTATGGCTCAATTAACGGGAGTTGTTGGTAGTGCTGCTAGCGCTATATTAAATTTCCCCACAACTGGTCTCGCGACGGGTACGTTCACTGCCGATGAAGTAGTAGTTGGAGACGCTGCAGGTCTAACTTATAGACTTAGGGGGGTGAGTGCGGGTATTAATATCTCAACAGTTGGAGCAGGAGGAATGGATACAGGAACCCCTCCCACAGATGGATTTGTTGCTATTTATGTTATTTACAATCCAACAACAAAAGCACGAGTTATGTTGGCACGGAATACAACAGGTTCTGTTGCGCCTCTTATATACTCCGGTGCAAACATGCCCGCAGGTTACACCGCATCGGCTTTAGTCAGTGTATGGTCATTAGTTGGTGTTCGTTTCCGACAGGGCTGGCAAAGAGATAGGCGTATTAATTTCCCTCCTCTCACCATTTCTAGCGGAACTATACCAGCAACCTACCAAGCAATAGACTTATCAACTATATGCCCTAAGAATGCCAAAACTGCATTAATGGAGGGTACAGCTAACGCAGGTGGTGGGGGGACAAGTACCTCGTTTGTTATTTCAACAGATACATCAGCAACAGGAAGAATTAGATTTCAAAATAATTCAGCGGTGTGTATAGGTACAGGAGATGTATTGATTGGAGCTAATAACACTACTTACTTCACTGTGGGTGCGGTCCCTAGTCAAGGTACTTGGGCAATTGTATGTTCAGGTTATACATTCTAGGAGTTTTATATGTTAAATGTGACTTTTGAAGATGAGACGCACGCCGTTATTAAAATGTACTTCGGAATTGCCCCCACTCCGGGTTTTTATCTCAACATGGGAACCGTAGAGGTGGATGATCCCCGTTGGTATGTATTTTTTTATAAGTTTGATGATTTTATGCGGGAAGGTTGGCCTGAACCGACATATGAACCTTAGAATTGAGTTCGATATAAATATGTAACTTATTGATTAATATGTCTTGAAATTTCTTATTACGTCGTGAAATGTCGTATTAAATTTAATCTAAAATAATTGTTATTTATTGATTTTGTTGATTTTTATAATAATGTGGCGACATTTCTATCACAAAGCGAAATGCCGGTCGAAGGGATTTATCTGGAATAGCATAATACTTGCCGCCTTTCCTTGGTGATTGGCCTATTTCACTCACAAATAGGTTAAATATTGCACAGATAAAGGGTTGGGTTCATATTCTGCAATAAATCTAAACTATCCTATGGTGATAATGAGACTTTGTTGCAAAAATGTAATCTTTATTGATTAATTTTGCTTATAGTTATGGATTGCGCTTAGTTGCACCTATTTTGACTGATACTGGTAATGACATTTTCAGCTGAAACGATTAATTTTTAATTTTATCAAATAGTTAACTTGATTGTTTTTTGCTTTATCTCTTAGTGCTAGCCTGATTTTTATCATTTCAATTATTTATGATTGTAAATTAAATGAAAAATTTAATTGTACAGTCATGAAATATCTACTTATATCTAAAGAGTGGCTCGCCAACTTATTGTTCGAGATCACATTAAAAAATATGTATAAAAAAAGAGATGTGCAGATCACGCTGATTTTTTGCTGTTGTTAACCACACCAGAAACAAGCTCAAACCCTCTTTATTGAGGTGTTTATATACCCTCCAGCGTCCGACTTATCCGGGGAACCCCCGGATATGTTCTTACGTGGAGATACCGTCTTGCTTGATTTTTGAGGTTATCCATGGCGAATTCAGTAGCGGGTTCAGTTGATATTATTTCGCGGCAGAATGGGGCGCTTATCTCTGAGGTTGCAGGCAACCAAGCTGTTGTCACGCTGAACGGATTGAGTATCGTCCGTATCCATGGCACGGCAGAAAGTGTAGCGAGCTATGAGCGTCAGGGTAGTGATCTGATTTTGCGCATGAAAGACGGTACAACCGTCCGCTATCAGAATTTTTTTATCACCGACGGTGAAGGGCATTACAGTGAATTGGTGTTTGATGATGGCGTCAACCCGCCTGTTCATGCCAGTTTCCCTGCAGCTATGGGCGCTGCTGCTTTCGGCGATGCCATATTGGTACCGCAATTTACCGCAATTGATGGGGTGGCCGGTCTGGCCCTAAGCGGCAGTAGTAGCTCCGCTGGGCTATTGGCCGGATCATTGGGTTTTCTGGCGATCGCCGGCGGTATCGGTATTGCCGCATCGCATAGCAGTAACAACAATAGTGGCAGTGCGGGGGGGAATAATGGCGGTAATATTGAGCCACCGACAGGCAATCCCAACCCAAATCCCAACCCAAATCCCAACCCAAATCCCAACCCTGACCCCGACCCCGTCGTGACATTGAAAGTGAATCCGTTGACCGGTGATAACCGTCTTAATGGCAGTGAAATCACTATCAGCCAAACCTTGAGTGGTACAACAACCGGTGTCGCTGCTGGGCAATTGGTCAATATCACGATTAACGGTACGACCTATACTGCGAAAGTGGCTGCTGATGGATCCTGGCATGTTTCGCTTCCCGCCTCGGTGTTGCAAGGATTACATGACGGTAGCTATAACGTGGTGGTCACTGTCAGCAATGGCAGTGGCCAGACGGCGGAGCAAACTATCACGGTGGTGGTGGATACCACCGCCCCCACACTGACAATTTCACCTGTCGCGGGTGATGGCATTATCAACGCCGCCGAAACCAAAGCGACCGTCGCCATTAGTGGGACGTCTACTGCCATTGGTGCCACCGTTTCCGTTGTTTTCAATGGCAAAACCTATACGGGTACGGTACAGAGTGACGGCAGTTGGAGTGTCAATGTTCCAGCGAGCGCACTCGTTGGGTTGGCGGACGGCTCACAATCCATCTCTGCCACGGTAACGAATAGTGCAGGCAACAGTGCCAGTGCCTCTGGGCATGTCATCATTGATGCCGACCCTGCCAACCTCCCTAATTTGGCGATAAACGACTTTGCTGTAGATAATCACCTTAACGGGGCAGAGCAAAAAGTTAGTCAGACATTGAGCGGCACAACCAGCCATGTTGAGGCTGGCCGATTAGTCCTCATCACATTGAATAATAAAACCTATACTGCCACTGTTGGGGCTGATGGTAAGTGGAGCACTCAGATTCCGGCCGCAGATTTGGCGATGATTGCCAATGGTACCGCCACTATTCATGCTCAGGTTACGGATATCGCCGGTAACCCGGCCAGTAAAGACAGCAATATCCTCGTCGATAGCACCCAAGGTGGTTTGGGTATCAATATCGTTGCGGGCGATAACCTTATTAATGCCATTGAAGCACAAAATGACCTCACCGTAACCGGCACGTCAGCAGGCTTGGCACTAGGCACACAGGTTACCGTCACGTTAAATGGCATACTTTATACCGACTTTGTTGATGCGGATGGCAACTGGAGTGTGCTTATTCCTAAAGGGGATTTAGCGAACCTGCTTGATGGTTCAGTAACATTAACGGTTAAGGCCACCGGTGTGCCAGACAGCACCTTGCCACTCGGTATTTACATCCATAGCTTACCCGTCGTTACCATTAATCAGCCTTTTGGTGATGGGAATCTCAATGGCGTTGAAGTCAATTCAAGCCAAACAGTCACGGGGTCAACGGGGGTTACGGGAGCGGGGCAGACCGTTTCGGTGAGCTTTAACGGTGTGACTTATCAGGCAATAGTCGATATTAATGGCAGTTGGTCATTAGTTTTACCCACTGCAGCCCTACAGGCATTGGGCCAAGGGAACCTGCCGCTGGTGGTGACGGTCAGCGATGCCGCAGGTAATAGTGATAGCAAGCCGTTGGTGGTGAATGTCGATACACAGGCACCGACACTGGTGGTCAACCCTGTGGCCGGTGACGGCATCATTAACGCCGTTGAAGCCGCCGCAGTGATAACACTCAGTGGACGCAGTTCTGAGATAGGCGGCACAGTCATCATCACTTATGCAGGGAAAACCTACACCGCCGCCGTCTTGCCAAATGGTTCTTGGGCGGTTGATATTCCGGCCGGCGATCTCTTTGCCACTGCCGATGGGCGCTACCCATTCAACGCGACTATCGCTGACGCCGCGGGTAATACCACCACCGTTACGTCGACCGTCACTCTGGATGCTAATCCTGCTCATTTGCCAACGCTGACCATCAATCGCTTTGCAGGTAATGATATTTTGGATGGTGCAGAACAGCGGATTGACCAGATAATCAGTGGGCTAACCACGAATGTGGAAGCGGGTCGTGTAGTGTCCATCATACTGAATGGCAAAACATACACCGCGACGGTTGCGGCGGATGGCAGTTGGAGTGCCAAGGTCAGCGCGGCAGATTTAGCCCTTCTGGCGAATGGTAGCACCAGTATTACGGCGACCGTTACAGACGTGAGCGGTAATTCTGCCGTAGGGACTCATAACATTGTTGTCGATAATAATTCGTCGGGACTCGGTATTAACCTGATCACGGGCGATAACCTGATTAATGCAGCAGAAGCGGCGGCTGGGGTGACGGTCAGTGGGACCTCGTCCAATGTGAATGCCGGGCAAACCGTGACCTTGATGCTGAATGGCAAAACTTATACTGCCACAGTCGGGGTAGGCGGCAACTGGAGTACCCAGATTCCTGCAGGCGATCTGGCCCAGCTAGCGGATGGCACTGCGGCGTTATCAGCCTCGGTTATGGATGCCGCTGGTAACACCATCAACAGCACAACGACGCTGGGGATTTATACCCATACCTCTCCGGTTGCCAGTCTGACACTGCCTTTTGGTGATGGCACGCTCAACAGTGCGGAAGCCGCACTGGGGCAAACATTAAGTGGGAGCACCGGCATCACGGGCAGTGGTCAGCACGTCAGTGTGAAACTTGGCGGTGTGACCTATTCGGCGACCGTCGCGACGGATGGCAGTTGGTTACTCGTGTTGCCCGCCAATGTGCTCCAAGGCTTGGGGCAAGGCAACCAGCCACTGGTGATCACCGCCAGTGATGCTGCTGGCAATAGCAATACGCTGAGCACCCAATTTAACGTGGATACTCAAGCTCCGGGTCTGTCTGTTTCACCGATTGCGACGGATAACATCATTAATGGCGCAGAAGCAGCGACAGGTATTTCAGTCAATGGCAGCAGCACAGAAATAGGTGCCATTGTGAAAGTGACCATTGGCGGCCAGACCTATACCGGTGTGGTGCAAACCAATGGTAGCTGGAGCATCACTATTCCTGCAGGGGCACTGTCGTCTCTCAGTGATGGAACCTACGTGGTCAGTACACAGGTGCAGGATGTGGCCGGTAATAGCACAACAGTGACACAAAATGTCACGCTGGATGCCGATCCGCTCAATTTACCTAGCCTGACGCTTAATACTTTCGCCGGAAATAATATTCTTGATGGGGCTGAACAGTTAGTCAGTCAGGCTGTCAGCGGTAGCACCACAGGGATAGAAGCTGGGCGGGTGATCACCATTTCGCTTAATGGCCGAAACTATACAGCAACAGTGGACTCTTCGGGTAATTGGAGTACCCGCATTCCTGCCGCTGATCTGGCGTTGCTAACCAATGGCATGACGAATATTACGGCAACAGTCAGTGATATGAATGGCAATGCGGCCAGTGGTAGCCACAGTATTATCATCAACAATGCCCAGAGCGGAATTGGGATAAGCCTGATAGCGGGCGACAATCAGATCAATGCGCAAGAGGCCGCGGCAGGTGTCACGGTTAACGGTACCTCCAGCAACCTCAATCCTAACCAGATAATTACCCTGACACTGAATGGTAAAACCTACATTACTGTTACTGGCGCGGGGGGAAGTTGGAGCCTGAATTTACCTGCGGGTGATTTGGCGCTACTCGCGGATGGCAAAGCCACATTGACCGCCACCGCCACTGACAGCGCGGGCAACACTGTCTCGACCAGCAGTGAGTTGGGTATTTATATCCATAATTTACCCGCCCCGATAACCAACCTACCTTTTGGCGATGGCACGCTGACAAAAGGCGAAGCGGGCATCAGCCAGAGCTTAAATGGTTCCACGGGGATTTCTGGGGCCGGGCAGACAGTAACGGTGACGGTGGGCGGCAAAACGTATCCGGCATTAGTCGGCAGTGACGGTCAATGGTCACTGACGTTACCAAGTTCGGTATTGCAGGGGCTGGCGCAAGGTGGGCAGTCCATCACGGTGCAAGTAACCGATGCAGCCGGTAATACCAATAGCAAGGTGACGGCGATTACGGTCGACACGTTGGCACCTGAATTGTCCGTCGGACCGATCGCCGGTGACGGTGTGATCAATGCCAGTGAAGCTGCAGCAAACATCCCGGTATTTGGCACCTCCAATGAAGTAGGGGCCACTGTTAATGTGGTCATTAATGGGCAAACTTACAGTACCACGGTGGGGCCTTCCGGCAGTTGGAGTGTGGATATTCCGGCTAATACCCTGAATTTATTGGCGGATGGATCCTACCCCATTAGCATTTCGATTCAAGACAGTGTTGGCAATACTACCACTCAGGTTAGCAATGTGACGCTGGCAACGCAGTCACTTCCTGCACCAACACTGAGTACACCGTTTGCTGATGGATACCTGAACGCAGCAGAAGTCACGACCAACCAAACATTAACTGGCTCCACAGGTGTCAGTGGTGCAGGGCAAAAAGTGGTGGTAACGGTGGGTGGCGTGGAACACCAACTGGTGGCCGATAATAACGGCAATTGGCAATTAACCTTAGCACCGTCTGAATTGCAAAATCTGCCTAATGGCAATCTGACTATTGTAGTCACTGCGACGGACAGCGCCGGTAACAGTAATACGTTCACCGGCAATGCCACAGTAGATAAAATCGCACCGGATTTGGTGGTAGATCCCATCAGCACCGACAACATTGTCAATGCCACTGAAGCTCTAAGCACCGTCAATATCACCGGCAGTACGCCACTGTCAGAAGTGGGGCAAACGGTCTCTGTGGTGCTTAATGGCATAACCTACACCGGTTTGGTTCAACCGAACGGCAGTTGGAGCATTCCACTGAGTAGTGCCTTGCTGCAAAGCCTAGCAGACGGTAGTTATCCGATTAGCGTCACGCTAAGTGATAGCGCTGGCAACCAAAAGACCGTCGGTAGCACGCTGATCATTGATGCTGATACCACTCGTTTACCGACGGTCACTATCAGCACCATTTCCGGCGATAATTTCATTAACCGGAATGAATATTCACAAGATGCGCTGATCAAAGGGGTTTCTACTCATGTGGAAGCGGGGCGCACTGTCACTGTTACCCTTAATGGTAAGAGCTACAGCGGCCAAGTACAAAGTGACGGCAGTTGGCAAGTGACCGTCCCTGCCGCCGATGTGAGTCAATTGCCTGAGGGGGCATCCACCGCGCAAGCGACGGTGACGGACTTGGGGGGGAACCCTGCGAGTACCAGTCATCAGGTGACGGTGATAGCCTCTCTTGCTGACCAACCGTCGTTAACGGTTGCCACGGTCACCAGCGATGACATTATCAATTATCAGGAAAGTCAGTCAGCACTGACCATTCATGGCAATAGCCTGCATGTACAAGCCGGGCAAACGGTGACCGTGGGTTTACACGGTAAGTTCTATCAGGCGCAGGTGCAGGCGGACGGCAGTTGGAGTGTCTCCGTTCCTGCCGTGGATGTGCAGGCGCTGCCACAGGGTAACAACGTCATTACCGCCACGGTTAATGATGTCGCGCAAAACCCGGCTAGCACCACCCACAATGTCACGGTAGATACGCAAGCCCCAGTTCTCACCGTCGATGTGCAAACCAACCTCGATAATGTTTTAAATCTGGCCGATGCCTTGCTGGGTGTGGTAGTGAAAGGAACTTGCACCGGAGATGCCGGGTTGACGGTGACCGTCACACTGAATGGTCATGACTATAAGACGACAGTGCAAAGTGATGGCAGTTGGAGCTTAACCATTCCGTCGGCTGACTTATTGCTGTTGGGGGATGGCCCGCTGGCTGGCGGGATTAATGTCAGTGTGACCGACACTGCGGGTAATGAAAGTCACAATGTCACGAGCATCACGGTCGCTATCCACGATGTTCCGACACTGACATTAGCGCCCTTATTTGCTGATAACATTTTGAGTGTGGGCGAGATAGGAGCGAATGCCACCTTGACCGGCAGTTGCAGCAATCTGGCGATTGGCACGGCGGTAGTGGTGTCCATTAATGGTAAAAATTACCCCGGTAGTGTGACGTCAGCCGGTGTCTGGTCGGTGAATATTAGCGCCACAGAGTTGCAAGGCTTGGCTGATGGAATGACGAAAGTAACCGTCAGCGCCACTGATGCCGATTCGGGAAACGTCGCTTCAGCCAGCACTAACCTCGATATCTTAATCCATAATGTGCCAAATATTACCCTGCCAACATTACCGTTTGGCGATGGCTATCTGAATAAATTAGAAGCGGCCACCAGCCAAATTTTGATGGGAAATACCGGAGCCACAGGGAGTGGGCAGATCATCACACTGAAAATTGATGGCGTAACCTACCCAGCGACTGTCGCTGCTGATGGGACGTGGGTCTGTGCTCTGCCTGCGGGGGCATTAAGTTTGTTAGCTGATGGGTCACACACGATTTCGGTCACGGTCACCGATCGGGTGGGTAATAGCGATACGGAGTCCGTTAACTTCAATTCTCAATTGATAATTAGCCCAACCCCAACGCTGGATACTGGGCCGATCATCGACGGTTATCTCAATGCGGTGGAAGCGGCCGCCGGTGGAATCTTAACGGGGACCACCGGGATTGTGGGCGATACGCGACAGCAGGTCACCGTCTATATTAATGGCACCGGTTACGCGGCAATCGTCACGGAAGATGGCAAATGGACATTGGCTTTGACCCCCGCCGTGCTGCAAGCCCTGCCGGAGGGGACATGGAGTGTGGCTGTCACCGCGAAGGATGCGGCGGGTAATAGCGGCACCTTGACGGGGCAGGTTGAGGTGATAACCCATGATTTACCCCAGCCAACACTGACATTGCCGTTTGGCGATGGGGTGCTGAACCATGCGGAAGCTCTGCTTGGGCAAACATTGAGTGGTAGCACGGGCGTTGTGGGTAGCGGGCAGAGTGTGGCTATTTTTATTGATGGTAAGTTGATTAATACCATTACTGCTGACCCTGATGGCAGTTGGAGTTTGCCGCTACTATCGGGGGTATTAACCCTGCTAGGGGCGGGGTCACATACGATTGGTGTTACCGTCACTGATCGTGGCGGGAACGTGGTGGATATTCTGCCAAATCAGCCCATCACCTTTATTTCTCAGCAGTTGTTGCCACAGCCCACAATCAATCTTCCTTCCTTTGGCGATAGCATTAATATTGCTGAAGCTGGGGTGGTGACCACGATCAGCGGCAAAACCGGAATTTCGGGAAATAACCAGAATGTGCAGCTGAAAATCGATGTGGGTGGAATCATCTATATCGGCCAAGTGAACTCGCTGACTGGGGACTGGACAGTTACTATCCCATCAGGGGCGCTAAATAGTCTGGTTAATGGCGCGCACCAAATCAATGTCACCGTGACTGACTCCGCCGGAAACAACAATACTGGCTCATTGGGCTTTGACAGCTTCTTGACACTGCCACAGCCGACCATTAACACACCTCCCTTTGGTGCAGTGCTGAATCTGAGTGAAGCGGGGGTTGATCAAATATTGACAGGCACCACGGGTTTGCTGAACACGGCCCAAACTGTGAAAGTGACTCTCAATGGCAAGCAATATGATGCGAATGTGAATATCACCACGGGGGTATGGTCTGTCACGGTGCCAACGGCAGATTTAAAACTCATTCCTGATGGCTCACCCGCTATTCAAGTGGATGTACTTGATGGCGGCGGAAACAGTGGCAGCCACTCACTCAATATTGGTGTACAGACACACGCGTTGCCAACAGTCACCATCGACACCCCTCTTTTTGGTCCTGTTTTGGACTTCCTAGAAAGTAAAGTGCCCCAGATTATCAGCGGCACCACCACCAATATGGCTATTGGCAGCCAAGTCAATATCACCTTTGGTGGCCTTAATCTCACGGCCACAGTGGGGGCTAATGGTGCGTGGTCAACCACAGTGAGCAGTGCTCAGTTGGGGAGTTTGGCACCCGGAAATGTAACGATCAATGCGTCAGTCACCGACAGTGTGGGTAATGAGGGCCATACCCTCAATCCAATTAACGTTGATGTGAATATCATTGTTCCTCCGGTGGTGCTGACTATCGACCCTATCAACACCAATAATATTATCAATGAGCTAAGTGATCCGCTGACCATCACGATTGGCGGTAAAGTGACCAATGCGCTGGGTGACAGCGTTATTCTCAAAATCGATGGTGTCACCGTCGGTTTGCCGATCGCCATCGCGGTTGACGGGAGTTGGTCAGTCACCTTGCCCAAAATCACTTTCCCCGATGGAAATTATCAAATTACAGCATCATTGGAACTTGGTACTGCCTCTGAACAGGTCGGGCTGCTGGTTGACCGTGTTCCTCCCACCTTGACGGTAGAGCCATTTGCCATCAACAACACATTAGATGCGCTGGAATCTAAAGTGCCACAACAGGTCAGTGGTACAGCTTCAGTTGACGATATTGGCCGCACGGTAACGGTGACGCTAAACGGTAAAAATTACTCGGCGGTAGTTGTAAGTGCAGGTCTAGGTGCAACATGGAGTGTCACTATTCCAGTGGTCGATTTGCAGGCGCTACCCCAAGGCAATAATACCCTGACGGCGACACTGGCCGACCTGGCAGGAAACCGTGCCAATATCACGCCGATTACTGTTTTGGTTGATACGGTGCCAACACTGATCACCTTGGACGTCAGTGCGCCCATCCTTAACAACAATATCCTTGGTTCAATATTGTCTGGGACAGCGTTGGGATCCGAAGGGCAAACCTTAAGCCTGACCCTGGGGAGCACGACACTCACCACACTGGTAGGAAATGACGGTAAATGGAGCATCAAGGTGCTGCCACAGAACCTCTCAGGAATTGCGGATGGCCCATTGGTGGTGGGCTTGAGTGTGACGGATACTGCCGGTAACCCAAGCGGCAGCAATGTGACAGTGAATATTGCGCTCAATAAAGGACTGTCACTGGCGGTTGACCCACTCTTTAACGGTGGCTATCTCAACGCGGCTGGCGCGTTGCTGGATCAAACGTTATCGGGCACGGCACAAAATGCTGGGTTGGGTGCCAAGGTGAAACTCACCATTAATGGTGTCGAACTGACGGCTGATGTGGGGGCTAATGGCAAATGGTCACTGACGCTACCAACGGCACAACTGAGTCAATTAGCCGATGGCCCACTGTCATTGGCGCTCACCATAGTTGATGCTAATAATAATGTGGTTCAGGTGAATCCCGCACCAGTGTTGAATGTGCTGACACACAATCTGCCAACGTTTGGCTTATTAGACCCACTGTTTGGTGCCGATGGCATCCTTAATGCGGTGGAAGCGACGACAGCTCAAACACTGAGTGGGGTGATAAATAATGTCGCCGTTGGGACAACGGTTACTGTGACCATCGGAACTCAAATATTGACCACGCAAGTACAGGCTGGTGGTGTGTGGCATGTTGACTTGCTGCCGTCCCTGCTTGGTGGTCTGCAAGACGGTAGCTTGCAGGTCAATATTTCGGTCAAAGATGTGGCAGGTAACATCGTCAATACCCAAGTTGGGGCTACTGTTCTTATCCATAATCTGCCGCAGGTTAGTCTTAATCCAATCTTTGGTGATGGCATCCTCAATGCGGCTGATTTGCTGCTCAATCAAACCATCAGTGGTACGGTTAAGAATTTGCCCGCAGGGGCGAAAGTCACTATCAAACTGGGGACGGTTTCGCTAGAGGCCACGGTCAATGCGGACGGGACTTTCAGTGTACCAGTTGATGCTCTCACACTGAATGGGCTGCTGGCAGGTACGCTCAATGTTACAGCTTCGGTGGAGGATTCTGCGAAGAACACTAGCACAGTGACTGGCTCATTACTGGTAGATGTGACCCCACCGGTTATCGCGTTAAATCCTATCTTTGGTGACGGAAAGCTCAGTCTGGCCGACACTGCCATTGCGCAAATAATTAGTGGCACCGTCAGTGGAGTGACAACCGGAACACAGGTGAGTGTCACGCTAGGAGGGAAAACCTTCTTTGGCACCACCGCCGCAAATGGCAGTTTCACGATCACCTTGCAACCTGCGGATTTGACTGCACTGCTAAATGGTAACCTCAAGGTGGACGTCTTTATCACTGATCAGGCGGGCAACACTGCAAGCGCATCGGGCAACGTTAATGTCATTATCAACAATGTACCTAAACTGGTGCTGGACCCTATTTTTGGTGACGGGCTGCTGAGTATTCTGGATAGTCAAACCGTGCAAATCATTAGTGGGACGGTGCTCAATGGCACGGTTGGTGCGCAGGTACAGGTTCAGGTGGGCGCGTATCAACTGGTGGCAATCGTCGGGGTTGGGGGCGCTTGGATTGCATCAGTTCCGCCCATCATATTAAGCGGACTATTGGATGGCAACCAAACTATCAGTGCATCGTTGGTTGATGGGGCCGGCAATACCACCAGCGCCAATGGATTAGTCAATGTCCTGATTCATGCCCAGCCTACGCTGTCAGTCAATCCTATTTTTGGTGATGGCATTCTCAGTGTGGCAGATTTACTGGTAGCGCAGACCATCAGCGGCACCACCACCAATGTGGCGTTGGGCACCCAAGTCAATATTGCCCTCAATGGCAAAACCTACACTGCCACGGTAGGGGCCGGAGGCAATTGGAGTGTGCTGGTCCAGCCGATTGATTTAAAAGCAATGCTGACAGACGGTAACTTGACACTCACCGCTGGATTGCAAGATGCGGTGGGCAACCCTGCCTCCAGCACTGGCATTCTGAATGTTATCGCCAATGGCTTACCGACACTGACACTGGACCCTATTTTTGGTGACGGTTTGCTCAATGCGGCTGATGCACTTTTGACCCAAACTATCAGCGGTCATAGTACATTCGCCGCCGGTTCTACGGTAAATGTGACTGTCGGTAATTTGACACTGAATACCACCGTCAAAACCGATGGTTCGTGGAGTATTCCCGTTTCACCATTGATGTTAGCCGGCCTGCTTGATGGCAGTTTTACGGCCAGTGCCAGTCTGACTAATGCCGCCGGGCATAGCACCTCAGCCAGTGCACCGGTCACTGTCGGTATCACTTTACCAACGATCACACTAAACCCATTCTTTGCCACTGATCACTATCTCAGCGGTGCGGAGTCGACAGCGGCACAAGTGATCTCAGGAACCAGTACTCATGCTGTTGGTTCGCAAATTAAGGTGACAATTGGCGGGACGACGCTTCTCGGCGTCGTGGGCAGTGATGGCAGTTGGAGTGTGCCTATTACCCCGTCAGCTCTGACGGGGTTATTGGACGGTTCGGCCAAAATAGGTGTTTCAATCACTGATACCGTCGGCAATCAGGTTGCGGTGAACACCGATTTCACGGTGAAAACCCATGCCCTGCCATTATTGGGAGTCGATGTATTAGGCAATGTGGGCAACTTGGTATTACTGCCGATCAACGGATTAACCGTTTCTGGTTCCAGCGTAAATGTGCTGCCCAATACTAAAGTCAAAGTGGTTTTGCTGGGGCAATCCCTTGAGGGCACCGTTGATAGCACCGGGCACTGGAGTGTCAAATTCTATGGATCTTTCCTCGGGGCGCTGAATGTTGTCAGCATCCTAACCACCACTGTGGCGGTCTCGGTCACAGATGAAGCCGGTAACTACAAAGAGATATCGGTTGGTTTGCTCTCAGGTTCGGGTATTCAACTGCTGTCGGCTGATAGCGATATTCAAGCGACCAGCATGATGGTCACTCCAGATACCCAAGCTGCGCATACCGCCGGTGTCGAGAGCCAGACCGTTAACACTTCGACGGCTAGTGACACTTCGACAGACTCAACAGCAGCGCAATCCGCGTCAGCTCAAACACAATCCATGGTCGTCGAACCACTGGCTGAACCTATCGACAGCATGCTGTCCACCACGGTGACGGAGGGGGGCTATACCATCGGCGGAATTACGCTGAATCTGGCCGATGGTGTGGTGATGTCTGGTGAAGCGCTGACCGGGAGCAGTGGCGCAGATATTTTCACTGTCAATTCACTGAATTTTAGCCATATCGATGGCGGTTTAGGAATGGATACTTTGCTGTTAGGTGGGACGCATCAGGTTCTAGACTTGACCAGTCTGGGGCTAAAAGTGGAGCACATCGAAGTCATAGATTTGGGGCAAAGCGGCACCAACAGCATCCGGTTGGATTTGCACGACGCATTAACACTGACCGATAAACCGCAAGATGACTTGTTGATCAAAGGGGCTGAAGGTGGTCAGGTCACCCTCAGCAATACGCCCGAGGGGGTCTGGAGCAGTGTAGGGCAACGCAACGTTGATGGGCAGGCGTTTGACGTTTACCACAATTCCTCTCTGGATAGCAGCAACACATTGGGAGATGTGTTGGTTCAACATGGCTTACAGGTGCATTTGGTGTGA